AAAGGCATTGGTGACCCATTAGATGAAGGTGGTTCAGAGGAGTTTCAGTTTGAGGAAGATCGTTATAAGTATTTTGTTAAATTATATAATGAGAATGATCCTAATACTGTTGATGAATTTGAAGAAGAACAGACTGCTGATAGGCGTAGGTATGAGATAAGGACGAGGGTCGGTCATAAGTTTGAGATGCGCGACGTTGGTTATGCCCAGAAAGGTGGTGGTCGTTCCGTCAGTAAAGAGATTAAAGATGTTAAATCTCGCGTTGAAGAGGGCAAATATGGTGGCCAGATGTTATCGAAGTGGAAGAAAACTGATGAGCGTTGGATAAAATTAAGATCAAAGGGCGGCATGATTTTCCAGATGATGGACACTGGTTTCCATCCTGATAAAGATGAATTTTATAAAAAGAAGTTGTTGGAAGAATGTGGAACTGATTCGGACAAAGAGAAAGACGCCAAATGGACGGAGCGTGATGCAAGACAGATTAGAATGATGACGAGATATGGTGTCAAGTTTGTTCTTGATGATAGGGGGACTCATCCTATTGACGCTGTTAAGGAAAGTAGTCCTCGTGGTCTTGGCTGGTTATTAAAGACTCGTAGGGCTTGGGAAGAGGACCCTGATGGTGGTACTGATCGTGGGTTTGGTTTTGAGGCTGTCGATAGAGATGAATTAAACACTACTAGGTGGTATACTCCTAAGTCTAAATGTATTGAGATGAATGATAGGAAAGATTATTGTTTAATTTGTTCTGATATGAGCACTGAGATTTCTAGGCCATGTGAGTTTTTAGATGAGAACGAATTTGCTACTTCTATAGCTATGACTTTTGATCCTGAGAAGGATACTTATCATTTGAAGCTGGATAAGCGTAATGGTTATATTAGGTTGAAAACTGGTGCTGGTTTTGACAATAAGCGTCGTCCAAAACCAGAACCTGAGAAATATGTTGGTGATAAGGAGATTGGTACCAAAGATCAGGAAGCCAAAGGCGAGGAGATGAAAGATGCTCCCGATCTGACAAATGAGGTTGCAACCGGTGATGATGTTTTAAATCAAGGGATGGAAGCAAGGGATGGTAAACGCGGTGGCGGCGAAGATGGTGCTTGGACTGAATTGGTCGATTTGGACCATCGTGGTATATGGTTGAGTAGGAAATATGGTCTAGGAATATGGCGTTCTAATCTAGATAAAGATCAGTTTATAATGATTATGGATATTGATGGTCAGGAGAAGATAGTTATAAGGAATCATGAGGATGGTCCGATACAGATTTACTGTAAACAGGATGTCCAAATAGTGGCTGATAGAGACATAAATCTTTACGCCAAGCGAGATATCAACATGGAAGCTGAGGGGACTATAAGAACTCAGTCTGGAGCTAAGACAAGTGTTATTGCTGGTAGTTCTGTGGAGATGGATGGTGGTGGGGGTATGTGGCAGCTCAATGGTAATGCCACTACACAGAGTGTCCCAGATAATGCTCCTGAGCATACTGGTTACTTACCTTATGCATTCCCTGGGGCTGGTGCACAGAGTCCTACTGGTGGTGGCTCAGCTACTGAGCCACCTGGCATTGCCCCATGTCAGACTGAGGACCATGATAAGACATATCCAGTTTGCGTAGGCCCAGCTATCGCCGCTGCTGCTGTCGCTGCTGCTGACGCTGCTGGGGCGAAAGCTGCTGCTGATGCTGCTGCCGCGAAAGCTGCTGCTCCTGGCGCTGATGCTGGAGATAAGGCTATCGCAGCAGCGGCTGCTGAAGCTTCTGCCGCTGCTGATGCTGTTGCTGCCAAGACTGCGGCTACGGCCGAGGCGGCTGCTAATGCACCACCTGGTAAGGTTGAGATCGTAGTACAGAGTAAGCGTGAACCAGTCGATAGGGCTGAGACTGAGAATGATCCATTTGATGAGGTGCCTGAAAAAGTAATTACGGTACCTGATGAAGGATAATGATTAATGATAATCTCAGCGCCTACAGCTTTATATTCAGTACTATTACCAGTTGATACGAATGTTGGTAATGTGACGTGGAATATTTCTAGTAATGATCCGCCAAGGTCAGTAGAGACTACTGCTCTAATTCCTGTGTCTGAAGAATTGAAACCAATACCGCCGTTATTCTTTGATCCTACTGCGAGACAGCTTAATACTGGTGAATTCATCTATAATTTAAGTTATACTCAGAAATCACAAGTTGGTATCGGTAATAAGATGTTCGAGTCTGGTCAGATTTTAGATTTCACAGATGAGACATCGCCTCAGACTGAATTACTGTCTGTTCCACCTACTATTGAATTACAGCAAAATACTAATATAATTAATGTTAATGATATGGGATTAACTGAAGAGCAAATTGCAAAGTTGACTCTTGAGACAAGGAAGAAATATAATTATACTGTTACGAGTTTGAATTTTATGGTGGCTGATATAAATGCTATCGGAATACAAATTTCTGATAACCAGAAGAGGATTAATGAGACGCAGAAAACTTATAATGCATCTGTTGTTTCTTTGGGTGATAGTGATGAGATTACAATTTCTTTGAGTAATAGATTAGCTTCGCTTCAGGCTGAACGAACAGTTTTGGTTACTAAGTATGATTCTAGTGTTCAGATAGCTAATAATTTATATGACCAGGTTCTTAAGATTAAGGAGCTTGTACGATGAATAGGAATGTCCTTAATCCTGTGTGGTTTGGGTACGGTCCTCCGTTTGTTGGTGGCCAAGAGGCTGTAATGTCTAGGCAGGTTGATGATAGATTAATTAAGAATGATTTGTTACAATTGTTGTTGACGGCTTTTGGTGAGAGAGTTATGCGTCCATCTTTTGGCACGCCTATTAGGACTACTGTTTTTGAGAATCTGACTGCATCACAGTTAGCTGCTTTGCAGGATCAGATTACTCAAATTATTACTGAATATGAGCCGCGTGTGGTTGTGGCGTCTGTCAAGGTTGAGATGACAGATACTAATACTTTAACTATTAAGGTATATGGTTCATTAAATCTTGATATTAATAATATAATTAATAGATCAACTAGAACTAATAATATATTGGTTGAATTAAATCTACCGACTAATAAATTAGGTAGCGTCGAAAATAGTGGTGTAAATCGGAGAACGTCAACATGAGTGAACGTGAATATCTTTTTGAGACACCAAATTCGCCTGAGGAATTTGGTGTTGTCCTAATTTCTCCGGATCTGAGACGTATTGATTTCTCTGCATTGGATTATGATAGAATGCAGAGAGCGGCTGTTGAGTACATTAGGACATATTATCCAAATAATTTCAATGATTTCACGTCAAGTAATGGTTTTATGATGATAGTCGAGTTGGTGTGTTATTTAGCAAATGTTTTGTCTCAAAGATCTGATATTCTAACTGATGAATCTTTCCTTCCAACAGCACAAACAACCGAAGCCGTGATTAATCACTTAGCCTTAATCAATCAACAATTACAAAGAGCCACTTCGGCAACGGTCGATGTTGAAATTACTTTTGGTAGCCCAGTCCCTGTTGAAGTTAAGATTCCTGTTGGAATCAAGTTTTCATTCACTGGCCCAGATGGCGATCCTGTTTTCTATGAAGTGTTCAGAGCACCTGGTGATTTTACTAATCCGATTTCTATACCGCCAAATAAGAGAGGTATTATTGCGTATGGTATAGAGGGTACAACGCCAAGTCCAATTATTTATAATTCTCCTGGTGGACCTGATCAATATATTGATATTGCAATCCCGAATGTTCTCGATGAGCCGATTACTGTTAATGTTAAGAGTGGAACTGATACGACTAAATGGAATAGGGTTGCTATTCTTGAGAAAGCTGGCCCGAATGACAATGTTTTTGAGGTGCTTTATTTAGGCGGTAAGACTAGGATTAGATTCGGTAATGATATTGCTGGTAAGTCTCCTTTGGCTGGTGATCAGATTAGCGTTGGTTATCGCATTGGTGGTGGCATCCGTGGTAGGATTGGTACTGCGACGATCAACGAGACAAGACCAGTTACTCCGTTGCCTCCCCTATCTGCGACTGTCGAGGCGTTGTTCCGTAATCCTACGCCGTCACAGGGTGGTACTGATGAGGAAACGATCGATCACGCTAAGAGGAGAGCGCCTGCTGAGTTTGCTACCCATGATAGTATTGTTACTGGTGCTGATTATGGTACTTTGGCTGAGAATTATTCCCATCCTGTTTATGGGACTGTTGCTAAGGCGTTAGGCACGATTCGTACTGGTATTGATAAGGATTTGGCTACGATTGCGGAGGAGGTTAGGGCTGCTCCTTCTGTTGAGGCTGCTGTTGAGATTATGAAAACTGATTTTGTGAATAGGAATATTGTGGAGGTTTATGTGCTTGCTGAGGGGCCTAATAATGTTCCTATTGCACCCAATACTGGTTTGAAGCAGGGTTTGACTACGTTTTTCTCTGATCTTAATGTTCTTACTGATGAGGTTAGAGTTTTAGATGGTAAGATTAAATTTGTTGATGTTCAGGCAACGATCATTGTTGATAGAAATGCTGATGCTGGTACTGTTAAGATTAATGTACAAAATGTTATAAATACATTCTTTGATATTAATAATTTCGGGTTTGGTACGCCATTGTATTTGTCTAATTTATATAAGCAGATTCAGGATGTTGATGGTGTTAAATATGTGAATATTTATTCTCCTAGTAATGATATTATTCCGACTGATGATGTTTCTGGTACGAGTTCTGGTTCGGAAGAGGTAGTTGATCGTGTTGGGTTTAATGAGGTAATTGCTTTGGGCGATGTTGATTTGAAGTTTTATTTTGAGCAGGGTAGTTTCAGGGTTCCTCCTGTTGGCGCGAAGGGATCTATTTTATAGAATTCATTTTTAGGGTTATATTTCGAGCAAAAATATTTGTGGACATTTTGGAGGAAGAGAAATGCCGAACGCACAGCCAGCCAACACGACGATCAGCGTTAATCGTCGCGCCCGCGTGTACTTCGATAACCGAAGACACACGAGCATCAAGCACCTGACGACGCCGTTTGATTCTCGGCTCGTTGCGGTGCCTGGTGAGGAGAACCTGGTCCTTGAGACGCGTGACAGCTTCTGCTCGGATGCTTTCCCGAACGGTCACCGCGTTGTGGTCTACCCCCGCACGGTGGAGACCCTCAAGCAGGCGACTACGGATCTCACGAACCTCAAGGTGGTCAAGCTTCCAGGCAACGAACGCGAAATCCAGCTCGAAAAGAATACGACTGGTCTCCGCGACGACCTGTACGGAGAACTGGCCGCCGATCAGGCTGGCGGGATGCACGTCTAAGCTCGCCGCTTGATATTCCATTGATGTGGTGGGGGTGTAAAAACCCCCACCATTTTGTAGGGAAGGCCATGGCGACCAGACTATCATCGACTCCGCTTGCTCCGAATTTACACCGATGGGAAGGCGTTTTTGTTCCGTTCACGGCGTTTCTCAAATATGACCCACAGACCACCACAAACAAACGACTAGTCCCATATAGAGACATGGAAAAATTATCAGCTTGGATAGAAGACCAATTACTTAACGTTTGCTCAACCGACGAATTACAATTGGACTTCGCAAGACCAGTAGCATTCACACCACAATTTGGGCAGCAAGGCGCAAGATTCACAGTCCACGGTCACGCCTGTAAGAAGACATCTTTCGCAAAGCAACCAGTAGAATCTGAATACGTTGATAATTCTAATCTAGTTCTCGGTTACGATAATTCAAGAGCATACAATAGAATCCCAGTAGCTGATGTAGAAGATTTATGTGAATCACTTAAGACACTATTACAAACAACTACTGGTCTTTTAGTAACGAAGCTTGATGTAGCTGGCGTTGTCTATGGCGGCAGAAAAGGCCGTAGTTTCCCGATATAATTTTGTTTTTATCACAAGCGATAAAATAAGTCATGTGGAAGCTAAGCGACATTATACCTAATCCTATTTCAAAATTGCTACGAAGAGCCTTTAGAACGCGTTGGAAACGTAGATTAAGATTAATACGAAAAGAAGGCACAGAAGTAGTAGAAGCATCAGTTGGTAAATTTATGGTTTGTGATATGTACACAGACGATAAATCACTAACTTTGTCTTATATAGAAGAAGCACGTGAGCTTGGTGATGACACTATAGAACATAATTTCACTTATTATTACGCAGACCCAAATAGCTTCGACATTGATAAGATTGTTGATAAAATCTATTCATTGTATAAGAGGGAAATTGACGTTCAGAGATATTCTATGCCAGAATTAGAGAAAGAGCGAAGTAGAAATCCACGTGTTACTATTGATGATCTAAAAGATAAATTGGCCGAAGAAGTAGATGAACCTGATTTTTAATTAAAAATAGATATGGAGGCATTATGGCAATTATATCTAAATCACAATTACCGGCTATCCTAAAAATAAAGAGTGACCCTATGAAGTTCGAGGTGTTGAGTGCATTAGGGCATCCAACTGTATTAGTTGAACTGAGTGAAGCACAACTAGAACAGGCAATACGAGTAACAGGAGATTTCGTAGCTCAATATTTCCCACGGGAGCAGAAATATGCTTACTTTTATACTAGTCCGCTGGTTAACACGTACAGTTTACCGGCTGACGCATACTGGGTCCAAGATGTAAAATGGGATCCAGAAACTACAAGAATTGGAGACATATTTGGAGCTGAATCGTTCCTATTCTCGTTCGGAGGTGGTTCTATTTTATTGACAAGTGAAGGTAAGATGACTTGTGAAGAATGTTATGAAAAAAGAGATAAAATTAAATTAATTACTCCTTTTGGCTTACGTAAACCTTTAATGCGTTGGAATAAGAGAAAACAATCAGTGATACTACTTAAAACACAGAATGATTTTCTTATTTGTACACCAAATCATCCTTTGAGTTGTGATGGGAAAATAAAGATGGCGAATGAATGTCAAGTTGGTGAAAAATTGATTAATTCCAATGATAAATTAGAGAAAATTATTGATAAATCAGAATCTGAGACCGATGGGACATGGAGTATTAAAACTAAATCTGGCGGGATATATGTTAGCGCTATTGGTAGGTCATTTTATTTAGTAAAATAAAGTAATTTTATATATAAATAAGAATATGAAGATACCATGTGATCAACAAAAAGTTGTTGAATTATATCAGTCTGGTAATAGCCTTAGCGATATTGGGAAATTATGTAATAGAGCACCATGTACAATCCTAGTTATATTAAAGAAATATAATGTGCTTAGATCTAAGCAAGATGGTTTAAAATTAGCGAGGGAAAATGGTAAAATTTATAAAAGGAAACCGATTGACGATATTTTAGAAAATAAAGAATTATTATTAAAGGAATATGAAACACAATCATTAACGGAGATAGCTAATAAATATCATGCTGAACGTAAAAGATTGGTTAGGGCTTGTGAGAGATTTGGTATTAAGATTAAGTCTTGGAGTGAGAAAGCTCATAATATACAGTCTAGGATTCGTGAGTCTAAATTAGATCAGAGAATAATTGATCCCAATTGGATGTATGTTGAATATGTTGATAAACAGAGAGGGATTGATGATATTGCTTTTGAATTGAAGTGTTCTATTACAGCGATTAGAAATAGATTGAAAAGGTTTAATATTCAAGTTCGACCACAAAAGAGATTTGGGCGAGAAAAAGAGCCATATAAGAAGTCGCATGGCGTAAATGTTATTTATAATCCGATAAAATGCTCTAAAGCTGAGATTATATTTAGATCGATATTAGAATGTACTTATGCCATTTATCTTGATTCTTTGGAAGAAGTCATCTCATGGGATTATGAGACTTCTTGGATTTGGTATTTGGATAGTTTTTCTGGGAAGGAAAGAAAATATATTTGTGATTTTAAGATTAAATATACGAATAAGGTTGAACATGTTGAAGTTAAACCTCTGAATTTACAAACATTTGATGATAAATATTTAAATGCTCAGAGGCAATTAGAAGGATGGAGATGGATTACTGAAGATGAAATTAAAAAATCTAATGTGTTATTTTCTGTTCCTAATGAGAGAGTTTCATTTTTGATCAAATTCCCAGAAAAAAAGAAAAAATTTGTTGTCTGGTCTAAGGAAAATCTTGATATACCTAATGGATATAGAATTATTTCGAAACATATAAAATATAATCATATTTATCAATATAAAATAATTAATGATAATTTAATTATAAATAGACCTAATATTATTCATTATGATCGTCCTAAAAATTCACAGGCAAGATCTGGTAAAATTATTATTCTTAATTTAGATGAAATTTTGGAATTAATTAAACAAAATAGAACTTTATCTGAAATATCAAAAGGGTTTGGTGTCGATTCAAGAACTATTACTAAATTTCTTGAAGATCGTTCTTACGTTATTAGATGGGGTGGTTCGAGTTCAAAACATAATGAAATTAGATATGCTACCAAATTAATTTGGCCATTAAATGAATTGTCACCTAGAAAAGCAATTAGGAATCATATTTTTTATAAATGGGATAATTTTCAATGGCTAAATCAGAAATATATTATAGAAAAGTTGTCTACTAGGGTTATTGGTAAGTCAGTTGGCGTTTCTGGTCGTTTAATTTTGAAGAAGTTAAGAAAACATAACATAGAGACGAGGAACTTTAATGGCCGATGAAGCTTGTCAGTCTATCGCAGAGACTATAAATGGCAATGAGTCTATTATATTATCAGCTATGTCTTTTTTAATTAAAGAGGATAGTGAATATTTTAAGAATACTTTTATGAAATTATCTAAGAAAACAAATTTATCATTAGATGATGTTAGAGAAAGCTTTGCTAGGATTCGAAAGAATGGTTTGATAGAGAAGTTAAAAATACAGACCATTTCAGAATCCATGGAGAAATAAACATGGGGCTAATTAATTTAAAACATAATGTCTTAATAGCGCATTCTCCTGATGATTTAATTCATGAACTGACTCACATGATTTGTGGACCACATCATAATCAAGAATTCTCAGAAACATATTATGAACTAGGTGGTGAGAGTAAGATAATATATAACTCTTTATTAGATAAGTTATTATTGAAATTTGGTATAGCTGCGAATGTTGGTAACGTAACAGGGATTCAAAACATATTACTAGATTATCACCTACTCCAAGCGTACAGAAAGTTTTCCTCTAGAGTTCTCGGAACTGAAGGACAGTGGGAAACACTCGGTGATGACAAGATAAGACTTTTCCCAACTCCTCGTGGCGCTTTCCCTGTAATAGTCCAATATATGCCTCACGTTTACCATTGGCATTCTGCTGAGGCTAGGGAAGTAACAAAGAGGATGCTAATTGCTGAAGCTAAGATCATGCTCGGCAATGCGAGAAGTAAATTTGGTGGAATTCCTGGTCCAGATGGTGGACAGATTACATTAAATGGTGATGCTCTTCGGACAGAGGGGCAGGAAGAGAAGAAGCAAGCGTTAGAGGACGCAATCTTACTTGGAGAACCTCTTTCTTTTTTCACTTGGTGAGTTAAGGAGATTTAATATGGAATTTAATCTTGAGAGATTTGGTAATGATCCAAATGTTAAATTAGATTTTAATTCCGCTAATAAAGTTTTTTCAATTACATTCCTTCTAGATGTAAAAGGTCATGCTGAGATTTTTGATGTTATAAGGATAAGTAATGAGGATTATCCTGTTGATGATACTGAGGGACCATCAGTATATATATCAACTGAATCATATAATGATGAACCATCTGATCCAGATTGGGCATTTGAAGCGATTGTTGATGTAGATGACGGGAGGCTTGGGCGTGTTATGGAAGCAATTGATAGTGTATACCGTCCTTTCCTTAGTCGGAAATCACGGTATGAAGAAATTAGTGGAAAGAAATTAGGATTTTACGAAAGGTAATATGAGCGACGTAATTGAAGTGAAGAATAAATTAGAAGTTAAGCCTAATGGATATGTTCAGATCCCGGGGTGTGAACCTATTTCTTCACTTACATCATTAGAATTATCTAGAAATTTAACTTGTAATTGTGTTCAGATCAAGGCTTCAGAGGTTCTTCGATTGATTCCTGGTTCTAAGATCGTTCGAATGCCTAATCCACAAGGTAATATTGCTGTTGGTTATTTCATCGAACTACCAAATGGTCCACCTCCTTTTGGTAATGACTGTCCAGCTACTTGCTACCCTGACTGGTATAAGATCCTCAAGGATAATTGTTCTCCTCCTGCGGAGCCAGAAGAGCCGCTTTGTGCTGGAATAGATAATTATACTTTCTGTCCGACTTTGACGCCGCCACTTGGATTTTAGACATTCATCTCCAAATATAAAATGGAGGTGAGTGATGCCTATATATGATTTCGATGATAAACAACAATTTATTAGTATAGACAAAGTACCTGATTTCCGTAGCGATGAGGAAAAAGTAAATTCACCACTGTCGGTCTATAATCACAATAATCCTGATATTGCTTATGCTGAACGTCTTGCTGAAGAGGCCATAAATATAGCTGGCGCTTGGGTTACTATTTTCAAACGGGCGATCAATAGTGGTAATAAAGATGATACTTGGAATGAAGATGCTGACCCGAAGTACGAGCGCGGTAAGCGTTTGAAGGGTTACTTTGCGCCTAAGCCAGTAGAGACTCAGCTTACCAAGTTTGGTGTTGACGCTGAGAATAAGACGACTATTTGGTTTAGTCGCGCTAATGTCTTTAAGGAATTTGGCGCTAAGATGATTTCTGAAGGTGATGTTATTATAGTGCCTCATAATACTATGGCTGTCATCCAGAACGATGCTCGTGAGGGCATTGGTACTAAGATGGATCGTTATCGTGTTCTTAATTCGTCAGACGATGGTAATTTTAAATTTAGATGGTTATATTGGACTTGCGTACTTGAGAATCTTACTGGGGATGTTGATATTGATGTTAGCTTCTTTAGAGGTACCTCATAATGGCTAAGATAGAAATTAAGGGTGCTAATGATCTTATATTCTTCATTACTAGGAAGATCGATGAGAAGCAGTATGAATTGACGCAGAATATGCTTGATAGCGTTAAGAATGAGTTAGAGGATGTGAAGGTTGATGTTGTTACTTCTAATGCTACAACTAAGGGTGGTACGATAGTAGCGTCTGTTCCTGAGGAATCTAGAGCTATGGTTGAGAAGTTGATGGATACGAAATTGCGTAAATGGAAAATTAGGTTTGGTAAGTCTGGAGAGGGCGCGATGAATATAGGAAAGGCCATAGAGGAGGTGTGATGACAAAACAACGTGCTTTGTGGTATGCTTTTGTGTTGTAATTGTCATCAGATAAAGACATTTCATAGGAGGTGATTTTTACGCCTATTTATCCTTTCGATTTTAATACGTCATCAAATGCTAGGAATTTGAAGTCTACGCAGTTTGATGCCCTACAGGGTGATGGTGTTGCTGAACGTCGCCCGATTATTCCTCAGAAATTAAAGGCTGAGCTTAAGCGCGATGATATTTTCTTTGAGAATATAAATGTTAATACGGCTGAGGAAGTAAGGGAAATCCTTCCTCAGGGTTATAAGACGATGGATCGTGGGATTAAGAATTATTTTTCTGGTATCCGCATTCCAACTGTTGATGGGATTAAGTTGTTAGGTGTTAGGGTTTCTGGTGGCGATAAGCCTTATCTTACTTGGGCGCAGGATCTTCGTCGTGGTAGAGTTACTCTGCCTGTGATGGCTATTAGAAGGGAAAGTGACGAGTTCTTCCCTGAGAAGTTTAGTCCTGCTCACTATCATTGGTTTAGTAAGAGATTTTTAGATCAGGATATGACTAGGATGGTTCTTACTTATCGTCCTATTCCTTGTAAGATTAGTTATACTGTTTCGATTTGGGCTGAATTTAAGAGAGATCTTGAGTATGCGTTATATCAGATTAGGTCTAGATTCCATCCGATTGCTGAGTTTGATGTCGAGGATGAATATTCTAGGATGAGTTTAATTCTTCATTATAATGGGATGACAACGGCAGTTGATGATGAGACTCCTGCTGATCAGAGAGCTAATAAGAGATATGATATATCTCTACAAATGGAAGGATATTTGCCTCTACCTGAGAAAGTTGTTCCATCAATTCTCGGCAGAGTACTTACTTTAAAAGACGGTAGTGAAAAGTACTATGGGAGTACTTTTGATACCGTCCTTGGCAAATCGGATTACCCGATAACGAAACCATAGGAGAATCTAAGATGCCGGAAGCTTCTGGGAAACCACAAAAAGTTAGTCTTAGTATAAATGAGTTAAGCAGGAGTAGGCAAATGCCAGCCAAGGCGTCTCGAAAGCCAGTTGAAAAACCGAAAAGCCTAAAGGAAGTACAAGTAGAGAAGGAAAGAGAAAGAATTAGAGAGCAGAATAGAGTTACGATTACGAACATTAGTAAACAGTTAATTAAGATTCATTATAACGCTCCAAAGGGAGTTGATTTTTATATTGGCGCTGAAGATAAAGATTTATATCCTGGCTATACTTATACATTCAAGAAGCATAGACTGCGCATGGCTCAAATCGAAAGATTGCAGAAAATGAGGAAGATTCAGATTATTAGTGATACAGAGAGGGTGCAGGAAGAAGATACGGCCAAGAAAATCACTGTTATCAAGTAATTCTAATTATTAATAAATTTAAATATCGGTGCAATGTATCTCAAAATATAAATTAACAGTATTCTTGGATGCAAAGATATTTTGGTAATGGAATAGGAGATAAGAAATGGCTGTCTACCTCTCCCCTGGCGTTTACCCTCGTGAGATTGACCTGAGCGTGGTGCCAACTGCTGTTGGCGCTCTTACACCAGTCTTCATTGGCACTGCCAAGAGGGGACCGGTGCAAGATCCCACTTTCATATCAAACTCACAACAGTACATCGATACATTTGGCAATCCATTCCCAGAGAGTTATCTTGGGTATGCTGTAATTGCCTACTTCGAACAGGGTAATAGGGCCTGGGTCCTACGTGTCGGTGTTGAATGCGAAGACGGCCAGCCAGACGCGCTTGCCGACATTTGTATCGACACCTCAGGACAGCGAGGACACGGCTGGGGCAGAGTCGCAGTATTCTCAGGAATCGACTTCGGCAAAATCTGCACCAGAGCAATCAACGCCGATGCGCCATTGGAATTCCACAACGCACTGACATCCAATATCTCCTACAACCAAGTTTCCATTCCAGCTGGTCATGGTCCAACAACCGCAACACTAAGCTTCACCTCACTGAACAGCTACACTGGCGCTCAAGATGACTCCTACACGGTCCTCATCACCAGCGACGTATCAGCTAGCAGTGGCTCAACGATTGATGGAGCAACCTACGAAGTAATTAGAAATTCTGACGGATACATTGTTAAGATTGGAACCATTGTTGAAAGTGGTGTTCCTGGTACGTCCGATCCAATTAATATTGGTGATGGTTTGATCTTCACGGTTGTGGTCACAGGTGTCGAACCAATCAGAATTAATGACACCTTCACATTTGTGGTTCGCCCAAATAACCGCACTTTCTCCTTCAACGTTGACCGGCAGACGACTGCCGAAAGCGCTGTTACCACGCCAGTTGTTGAGTACACGATTGTTACAATTGGTGATGCGACAGTTTCCTATACGTCGGCTGAAGATTTTGCCGATGCAATCAATGCGCTGGTACCAAGCAGCGAGCCGTATAGAGCAATCAATATTGATGCCGATGAGACAGTTTGCTTTGAGACTGATGTTGCTGGCCGAAGCATCCAGATAGTTTCAAGGGAAGCTTTCGCTCTTGAAGTTGGTGTTGCTCTCTACGCCTTTGACGTTCCACGAAGCCACGTGATGAGCACGGAAGCTGGTCCTTACGACATTACCAACGATAATAACAGAATCAGCGTTAAGATCGTTGGTTTGACTGATACAACTGAGATTCAGTTCAGTGTTCCAGTTGGCCTTTCTACTCCTGCCGCTACTCTTGCCGCTTCGCTGAACCTCGGCGGTGTTTATAGCGGACAGAGATACTTCAGATCATACTCCATGCTTGTTCCTGGTGGTGAGGAACAGGTGTTCATTGAGATTTCACTGGCTCATCAGTTTGATCAGTTCTACCTACAGGCAGATTCTTCACACTACAAGACTCTGCGGTTCGCTGAACAGCTAGTGATCCTCTACCCGTACACGTCAGCCTACCAGACTTACAGTGATAGTCGGGTTGTCCTGCCTGAGCCTGGTGTTGATACCGCCAACGTACCTCGTTCTTGTGAGTTAGACCCATTCAGTGCGGATTGCGCTCTGGATTCGGCTTACTACCAGAACGTTGTTGGTTGGCTCGTTGCCACCACGGCTGGCACCTGGATTGACGATTATAGAATTACTCTACAGATTGCTTCACAGGAGAATGGTCCGAACGGCAATAACGTTGCTGGTATTTATGACCTGTTGGTTGAGGATTCACTTGGTAATGTTCTTAGTAGAGTTGAGAGCGTAACCTTCGATCCGACCAGCGATGATTATATTGGTAATAAGATAAATCCAGATACCACGATTGGTGGAGCGAATGGTAATGAATACGTTAACTGGATTCCTCGACCTAGCTTCCTGAATAACGATCCGATTAACGATCCTGCTAACTTCGAAGTAAGACTGCCTGGTTCGATTTTCCACAGGACATTCGTCGGTTCTGCCAATGGTATTCCTCTCGATCCGGCTTACAGTTCAGAGTTGGATCGGTCAGTCATTGGTAACCCAGCTCTCGAAACAGGCATCTTCGCTTTCGCCAATCCAGAAGTGTACGACATCACCTTGCTGATAATTCCTGGTGCAAGCTCTGGTGCCGTGATTGGTCAAGGTCTGCAGATGTGCGAACGGCGCGGCGACATGATGATGATCATCGACCCGCCGTTTGGTTTGAGAGCGCAGCAGGTTGTGGATTGGCACAACGGAATTCTTTACTCTGACCTTGCTCAGGCAATTAATTCCAGCTATGGTGCTCTCTACCACCCATGGCTCAAGATTTATGACCAGTTCAATGGTGATTACATTTTCATCCCTCCAAGCGGTCACGTGAGCCAAGTCTACGCCAAGACGGAACAGACGACAGAGCAGTGGTTTGCTCCTGCCGGTCTGACTCGCGGTAAGTTGCTGACGCCAATTGATACTGAGGTTGACCTGACTCAGGGTGAACGTGACCTGCTCTACGGTTACGGCAACGCGGTTAACCCGATTGTCAACTTCCCGCAGGACGGGATTGTGGTTTGGGGTCAGAGAACTCTCCAGAGAAAGCAGTCTGCTCTTGACCGCGTGAACGTCCGCATGCTCTTGATTTTTATCAAGAAGAATGCTACTAGATTCCTCCGAACATTTGTGTTCGAACCGAACGATAGAATCACGAGAGCGCAAGTTACCACGATCAGCAATACTTTCCTTGCTGATATTCAGGCGAGACGCGGCTTGTACGCCTTCAACGTGGTCTGCGACGAACGCAATAATACTCCTGAGAGAATTGATAGGAATGAGTTGCATGTGGCATACTTCCTGAAGCCGGTGAGAGCTGCAGAATTCATTGTCCTGAATCTGGTTGTCCTGAGGACTGGCGCTTCCTTTGGTGCAGATGAGATTCTAGCAGCTGGCGGAGTGGTGACGAATCAGGCTGCAGTGTAAATACAAGAGGATGATAAGAAGGGAGGTTTAACCTCCCTTCTTTTTTATATTTCGGGGTATGAATTACATGTCTAATATTTCTCCTTACGTTATTAGTAGTTATTTAACAACAAAAGATAAGGTATCTATTAAATGCCCTAAATGTAATAATATTAAGATTTGTGTTTTATCATCTCATTTGCAGATTTTAAAAAAGAATAATGGTAAGTATTTATGTCATAAATGTTCTATTGATAGAAATAAATCATCACAAATGATGTTAAATAAATGGAAGGATAAAGAATACGCTAATAAAATATTGGCTAATCTTCGATCTGAAAAAATGAAAAATATTATTGTTAATAAGAATAAAAGATGTTTTAGTGATAATAATTGGGTTAGTAAGTGGAAGAAAAGTATAAATAGAGAATTAATATCGCAGAAATCAAAAGAGATGTGGTCTGATTCTAATTTCAGGAAGAGAATATCTAGATCATTTTCTATTAGATGTAAGAAACAATGGCTTGATCCTGAATTTAGGAAGAAAATGATTGATTATAGAAATACAGATCGATATAAATCTAAAATGTTAGATATTAGACAACAAATGGCAATTAGTAAATCAAGTAAACAACAGAATATATTATATGAATTATTAGACGATTTGAATGTTGTTTATACAAAAGAGGCGTCTATTGGATATTATTTATTTGATTGTTTGATTAATCCACAACCTAAATTATCAATTAATAAATCAATATTAATCGAAGTAAATGGTGATTATTGGCATTCTTTACCTAAATCTGTACGCAATGATAGGAGTAAATCAACATATATTAATAGGTATTTCCCACAATATATTATTAAATATATATGGGAACATGAATTTATTGCTAAAGATAGAGTATTAAATATACTACGTTATTGGTTAGGTCTAGATAAATTGGCGTTGATACAATTTGATATTAATCAAATTTCAGAAAGAATTATTGACTCAAAAGATGCTGAAAAATTTATTGGTAAATATCACTATTCTGGTAAATTAGGTAGATCTGGAATTAATATAGGATATTTTATAAATGAAATTTTAATTGCGGTTGTAATTTATTCATTTCCTATAAGGAAAGAAGTATGTGTTAGACTTGGTTATAATTATAATGATGTTAAGGAATTATCTAGATTTGTGATTCATCCACAATATCAACATAAGAATATTGGTAGTTTTATAATTTCTAAATCAATTAGATATATAAAGAAATTTCATAATAATATAAAATGTTTGGTTAGTTTTGCAGATTCAACATATAATCATATTGGCACAATTTATAAAGCCAGCAATTGGAAGTTTGATGGTATAGTTGAACCTGATTATTGGTATGTTGATAAAGATGGATATATTTGTCATAAAAAGACTTTATGGGATAAATCTAAAGAAATGAGAATGACTGAAAATGAATATTGTGCAAAATATGGTTATCTTAAGGTATGGGGAGGTGAGAAGTTTAGGTATGTATTTGATTTATGCGTCTGAAGCATAGATAGCGATGCGTCTACTGATCCAGGTAGAAGAGGGAGTTGCAATGCTGCCCAGACGCTAAAAATAGTACATATAATCATGAATAAGAGAGAAATTCTTAGGCAAGTAAACGACGAAATAATTTTTGCTGATGGTTTTGATGATGCCTTAAAGGGGGCTTACATCGGTGAAAACACGCCAGTTTTCCTTATAAGAGTCGAAGATGTCAGATTTTAATTTATTTTGTTTTTAAATGTATTCTTGCTACAGTACAAATGCATGATAAAAGGATCGTGGTCATGGAGAAATAAAATGTTAACACATCCTTTTAAAGATAAGTGTAATATTGATGATCTTTTAGATGATTGCGTTACAATTGATAGATTTTGTAATCGTCTGGAATTACAGGCAAAGGAACTTGAAGAGAAATTAGGACCAGAATTAGGTCCAAATGCTGCTGCTAAATTTAAGGGTGATGGGTTAGAATGTTTAGTAGAATTTTGGATTAAATCTGGGATACGAAGTAATTTTTTAAATATTAGGGACTATACTATCATAACTAATGATGATACTGGTGTAGATGGACGTGGAATTTCGACATTAAATGAGCGTGTTAAAACTATACAAGTTAAATATCGTTCTAATCCAATGTATGAATTAACTGCCAATGATGACCATCTTACTAATTTTGGATTTACTTCGATTGTTCGTTATGGTGTTAAGCCTGAAGATACACATAATATGTTAATTATTACTACAGGGAAAGATATTAATTATTATACGAAAGAAAATATGTTGCTTAATAAAGTTCAAATCATTGGTCGTGCAACAATAGCTTCTATGCTTGATGGACAATTAAATTTTTGGAATAGTTTTAAACAAGCTCTACTTGATTCTAGGATTATTACTAAGGAAATTGAGAAGATTGTGTTACGTCAACATCAGAAAGAAGCTGTCGATTCAGTAATTAAGACTATTAAAGATGGTAAATCGGCTGGGTATGTTGAATTACCTACTGGCACTGGTAAGACTTGGGTCCAAGCTGAGATTATTAGACAAACCGCTGTACAAGGAATTGCTAAATGTTTTGTTATTTTCTCTCCTAGGATTTTATTATCGTTTCAAATTCTGAAAATGATTTGTAGTTATCTTAGGAGTCATGGTGTTGATGCCGAATATTTGAATGTTAATTCTGGTGGTTTTAATGATGAAGAGATTAATAAGTTATGTCTAGAGGCTGGTTTTGAAGCGAATCAAGTCCATTCTACTACTAATTCTAATGAGATTTATAATATATATAATGCCGCTTTGAAAGCGAATAAACCATTAATTATTTCTTCTACTTATCATTCTGCTGATAAGATTCAGAATTCTAAAATTAAAGTTGATATTCAATTAAATGATGAGGCACACCATTTAGTTTCAGAGGAATTTAGTAAATTTGCTAAGATTGGTTGTGCGTCATTTTCTTTTACCGCTACTCCTAAGGATACTTATAGCGGACAATTTATTGGTATGAATAATGTTGGAATTTTTGGAGAAAGGATCTATTATAAGACTCCACGAGAAATGATTGATGAAGGTGAAATGCTCCGGCCATTTCTTCATATAATTCGTGCTGGTGGTAAACATAGTGATAATCCAGTTGATGTTTGGAATTGTATTGTAGATGCTTTTGCGAAGCATCGAAAACAAATCCAAGATAAATCATGTGATCCTAATAAGATTGGCGCTAAACTTCTAGTTACCTTAAATGGCCAGAAGACATTAGAGGGCATCATTAAATCAGAAGAATTTGAGAAATTCCAGAATGATAATCCTGATATTGTTCTTATGGCTCTTTCGTCAGATGTTGGAGTTTATCATAATGGTAAACTAGAGGAATGTTCAAATAGAGCGAAGAAAGAATTATTTGATGAATTGTCACATAAATTATCAGATACTCAACAAGCGATTATTCTATATGTTGATATGTTAGGTGAAGGAATTGATGTCCCTGGTATTACTGCTTATATGCCTATTCGTGGGCTTGGTGATTCAACGTTTAAACAAGGAATTGGTCGAGCTTGTCGGCTTCAACATGAGGATAGGAAAAAGTTATATCAGAAAATTCTTAAACCAGATCAGCATAGTAGGTATATTAAGCCATTTGCTTGGGTTATTGTTCCTGATTTGATTACTGGATCTGAAGATAATTTAGAAAGATATTGGAATCTTCTACAAATGCTTTATGATGAATATGGTTTTGAACATGAGTGTTTGATAATTGATGACTCTAATGGTAAGGATAAGGAGGAAATTGAAGATTCTGAGACTGTTAAGAAGGATCAAAAACAGTCTAGTAAGGAGGAGATAGAGAAATTAGTGCATGAATATTTTGAGGAAATAGATCGCCCAATGGATATTCATGATATGGCTTTTATTGATATTATTAATAGCGATGCTTGTTTGAGTAGTCATGAATTGACTGAAAAGATTTTTGATAAGGTCAAGGTCGATCTCAAAGATCAGTTAAAGGATTATAAATTTAGGGCGCTTAGGAGATTGAGAATAGGAGATGATTACTTGAAGATGATTACACGAGCTAAGAAGAAGCATAATGGGGTTTTTGCGGAAGAGATAAAAAATAAGTTTGGTACAATTTATACTCCTGAGTTTGTCGTTGAGAAGACTTGTGAATTGGCTTTTAAGTATATTCCTAAAGAAGCAGATTTGTTGAGTTTGACTTATTGTGATCCTGCCTGTTACAGTGATGATACTGAAGTTCTTACAGATACTGGTTGGAAATTCTTTAAAGATCTTCAAGATAATGATCTAATTTATAGTTTAAATCCAATTACCAAAGATGGCGAATATGTTAGGTTCATAGCAAGACAAATTAAAGAACATAAAGGAATAATGCATCACTATAATGGTAAGCGCTTTGATTTATTGGTAACACCCGACCATTCAATGTATGTTGAAAGTAGGCTAAAAACTAGGCATAATAATAGATTTATAAAAAGTAGTGATTTATTTAAATCTAATTCAAGAGGAAACACTGTCGCTTTTGTGGCTGCTGCACCGCTACAATCCTATAATGGAAAGGTTGGTTGGAACGAAGATCATTATAGATTATTTGGTTTGTGGTTAGGAGATGGTTATATTTTCAAGAATAATAGTAAACAGCATAATGCTTTTGGTTTTGGAGTTGTCAAACCGCGTGAAATAAATTGTATCGTTAAATGCTTGGAAAATTTAAATTTTCCATACACAACTGGTATTGGAAAAGATGGCAAAACTTGGTTCCGTGTTGTTGATAAAGATTTCCTTAGTTTTATTAGCCCACTAGATGGTACACATAATAAATATATCCCAAGAGAGATAATATTCTCTTCTAAACATCTGTTAGAAGCATTAATAGACGGTTTAATGAATAGTGATGGTAGTACTAGTGTAACAATCGACGCACCATCTATCGGTGAACGTCGAATTTTAGAATTTCCAGTTAATCGTCAAACTTACTATTCATCTAACAAAAGGTTAGCGGAAGATGTTCAGCGTGTCGCTATCCACATGGGAGTAGCGACCAATTTTCATATGCGAATGCGGCCTATCCATTCTAGTATACCTAACATAATGATTCCATGTTATGAAGTAAGCCTAGGAGCAAGACGAGATAAATCGGTTAGAAAGAAATTGCCGCCTAGATCAGTTAGCGAACAGTTTTATACGAATAATGTTTATTGTATTACTCTAGAAAGAAATCATATTATGTTGGTACGACGTAATGGTAAATCGGTCTTCTGTGGAAACTGTGGTGATGGTAATTTCTTGATTTATCTTTATCATAGGTTGATGAAGGTTGAGAATGAGTTAAAACCAATTGAGAAATCGGAACATATTTTGACGAAGTGTTTGTTTGGGTTGGAGATTTTGAAGCCAATGCATTTGGCTTGTAAGCTTAGGTTGTTGAATGAGCACCTAAAATTGGGTGGTGATTTGAGGATTTTTGATAAGTTGAATATTAGTTGGGGTAATACTATTATGGTTCCTGAGGATGTTGGTAAATGGGAGATTAAGGAATATGAGGGCGGATTACTCCCTGAAGAAATTAGGAATAGAAAGTATGATGTGATTGTGGGAAATCCGCCATATACACATCTTCGCAACTTGGAAAATAGGAAATATTCTTCTTATCCTAAGCAAAGGGATATGGCACAAGTGTTCGTAAGATGGGGGTTAGACCATATTACAGGGGAAGGTGTTGTGAGTTACAACACAACGGATACTTGGCTTAGTGTTAAGATTTGCGATGGGGCGAAGGAAACCAGGAAGCTTATTGATAATAGACTTAGAGAAGTTATCCAGAATGAAGAAGTTACAAGATATAGTGAAAACGATG